AATGGAAGTAATAAAACTTTCAAAACTGGTTAATTTTACAGAAAAACAAAAGTATGCTTGGGAATGCCTTAAAAAATATAAGTATTTGTTATACGGCGGAGCGATGGGAGGGGGGAAGTCCTATTTCTTACGATGGGCATTAGTTTTGTTATTAATTAAATGGTTTAAAGAAAAGAAAAAAAGAGGAATAAGAGTTGGCCTTTTTTGTGAAGATTATCCTACTTTAAGAGATAGACATTTGAGTAAAATAAAGTATGAATTTCCTGATTGGTTAGGAGTATTGAAATGGGGGGCAAATGAATTTCATTTGAGTTCTGATTTAGGCGAGGGAGTAATTTGTTTTAGGAATTTAGATGACCCTTCAAAATATAGGTCAGCAGAATTTGCAGCCATAGCCATAGATGAATTAACTCAAAATAAAGAAGAAGTATTTACATTTTTAAGGACTCGTTTAAGATGGCCAGGAATAAAAGATACAAAATTTTTAGCAGGAACAAACCCTGGAGGAGTAGGACATAATTGGGTAAAAAAAATATGGTTTGATAAACAATTTGAGCCAGGAGAAAAAGAGGCGGATAAGTTTTTCTTTGTTCCTGCAACTGCTTATGATAATCCTTATTTAGATGAAAGTTATTACGCAGCATTAGAAGGATTACCTCCAAAATTAAGAAAGGCATATCTTGAAGGAAATTGGGAAATATTCGCAGGACAATACTTTTCAGAATGGAATCCTCAAAAGCATATTTGTGAGCCATTTCCTATTCCAATTTCTTGGCCCAGATTTAGAAGTTATGACCACGGAAGAGAAAATCCTGCTTGTTGTTTATGGTTTGCATTAGATTACGAAGGTAGGGTTTGGTGTTATAGAGAATTGTATGTAAGAGGTTGGAATGCAGACCAAATTGCCAGAGAAATAAATAAATTAAGCGAAGGGGAAAATTATGTTTATAGTGTAGCAGACCCAAGTATTTTTGCTAAAATGGGACACGGAGAAACAATTGCAGAAGTATTTGCCAGAAATGGGATTGTTTTTATTCCTGCAAGTAATAAAAGAATAGATGGTTGGAATGCGGTTCATCAGTATCTTTATTGGGATGAAAAAACATTACCTAAAATAATGTTTTTCAAAACTTGTTTAAATACAATTAGGACACTTCCAACTTTAGTGCACGATGAAAAGAAACCAGAAGATTTAGATACAAGAGGAGAAGACCACGCAGCAGATGCTTTAAGATATTTCTTACAAACTTTAAGAGAAAGAAAAGGACCAAAACCCTTGACAGAAGTAGAGAAAAAATTGTTAAAATTAAAACAAGAAAGCAGTTTCTTAAAGAATCTTGATAAATTCTATGGTGGAGAATTCTATCATCCTCAAGAAGATATTTTTTAAACAATTAAGAGTAGGACAATATGGAAGAATCTTTTGGATTTATAAATTCAAGACAATGGAAAATGGAAAAGTAACAAAAATTGGTAGATTTTTAAGAAAATGGAAATTAGATGAATTGCCTCAATTATGGAATGTTTTAAAAGGTGATATGACTATAATTGGCCCCAGACCAGAAGAGTTAAAAGATACATTTCTAATTCCTGACAACGAAAGAAAAATAATTCTATCAGTTAAACCTGGATTAACAGATTTGGCTACATTATTTTTTATAAATGAAAATGATATGAGAGATAATTACTTGCCTAAAAGTAGATTGAAGTCAAGATTACAAATCCTACATCTAAGAAATAAATCTTTACTTTTAGATTTTAAAATTCTATGCAAAACCTTAAAGAAATTGCTAAAAAAGTAAGATTATCAGTAATTGAGATGCTTTATAAGGCGCAATCTTGTCATTTAGGTTCTAATATGTCAGAAGTTGAAATTTTAGTTGCTCTTTATTTTAAGATTTTAAAACCTGAAGATATTTTTATTCTTTCAAAAGGTTGGGGAGCAGCAGCATTATATGCAACTTTAGCAGAAAAAGGAATAATTGATAAAAAAGACCTTTTAGAAAACTATTATACTGAAAAATATCCTGGACTTATAAGTGATAAAGTTAAAGGAATAGTTTTATCAACTGGTTCTGCTGGTCACGGAATAGGAGTAGCAGTTGGAATGGCTCTTGCTAATAGAAATAGGAAGGTTTATTGTTTAATAAGTGATGGAGAATGCAATTGTGGAACAACTTGGGAGGCAGCATTATTTGCTCATCATCATAAATTAGAAAATTTGACCGTGATTATTGATTATAACAAGTTACAAGCATTTGGAAAAACTAATAAAGTTTTACAACTTGAACCTTTTGCTCATAAATGGAAGTCATTTGGTTGGTGGGTTGCTCCTGTAGATGGTCATAATTTTGATGATTTAATCTGGGGATTTGAAAATCATACTGTGCATAAAAGACCAAAGGCAATAATTGCTCATACAATTAAAGGAAAAGGAATTCCATTTGCAGAAAATAAACTTGAATGGCATTATTATAATTTAGATGAAAAACTTTATGAAGAGGCCAAGAGATATATTTGTGGAGACATTGATTAAATTAGCAGAAAAAGATAAAGATATCATTCTTTTAAATGATGATACAGGTTTTAGTTTGTTTGAGGAATTTTCAAAGAAATTTCCCAAGCAGTATTATAATTGCGGGATAACTGAACAACTTATAACAGGAATTGCAGCAGGATTAGCATTATCAGGAAAAAAACCTTGGATATATGGAATAATACCTTTTGTAACAATGAGAAATTATGAGTTTATAAGGAATGATATTTGTTATCAAAGAAATGGATTAAATGTAAAAATAGTTGGAGTAGGCGGAAGGCAATATTACAAATTTTTAGGATTTACTCACAATATTGAAAATGATGAAGATATAAGAATAATGAAACTTTTGCCCGCAATGAGAGTTTATACATCAGAATTAGATGATATAAATCATATAGCGAAGAATGTGATAATTTATACCAGTTTAAAGGAAATTGAAGAAATAATAAAATTTGAATATAAAAGGTCGGGTCCAGCATATATAAGATTATGAAAGTTCCATTTGTAAATTACGGCTTACAATATAAAAAAATAAAGAAAGAAATAGATAGGGCAATTGAAAAATGCTTAAGAAATGGAGATTTGATTTTAAGAGACGAAGTAGAGAAATTTGAGAAAAGATTTGCAAAACTTTGTAAGGCAAAGTATTGTTTGGCTTTGAATTCTGGCACTGATGCGATTTATTTGGCATTAAAAGTTATTGATTATCAACTTGATGGAAAATTAAAAGGAAGGGAAGTAATTGTGCCTTGGCACGTTTTTGAAGGAGTAATTGAGCAAATTGAAAGAGTAGGAGCATTACCTTATTTGGTAGGTGTAGGATATGATTTCTTAATGGATATAGATGAAGTAGAAAAGATTATTAGTTCAAATGTTAAAGTAATAATGCCAGTTCATTTAAATGGGGCAGTTTGTGATATGAAAAGAATAAAAGAATTGGCAAATATGCGAAATCAGTATATAATTGAAGATAGTTGTCAAGCAATAGGAAAACCCTTAGAAGGAGATATTGCTTGTTACAGTTTCTATCCTGCAAAGATTTTGGGTTGTTATGGAGATGGAGGAGCATTAGTAACAAATAATGAATTCTTTTATGAAAAAGCAAAGAGATTGAGAGATATTGGGCATTTGAATAGTAGATTGGATAATATTCAGGCAGCAGTTTTAAATGTAAAATTAAAGTATTTACCTTTTTATTTGAAAAAAAGAAAAGAAATTGCTCAAATGTATTTGGAAGGATTAAAAGATTTAGAAGTAGTGGGGGAATTGATTTTACCAAAGAGTAGGTATTGGCAGAATTTTGTTCTTTATATAAAAGATACTGAAAAAAGAGATAAATTAAAGGAATTTTTAGAAAGAAAAGGAATTGAAACAATGATAAAGGGGCATTGGTATGATGAAAAGTGGTTGAAAGATAGGGTTTTGTCTTTACCTCTTTATCCAGAATTAACAAATAAGCAAATAAACTATGTTATCAAAACAATTAAAGAATTTTTCAAAAAAGAAGATATTGGTAACTGGTGCAGCGGGTTCAATTGGAAGTCATTTGATTCAACAGATAGCACAACTGCAACCACTCCAGTTGGTTCTATTGGATATTAATGAAAGCGGATTATTTGATATTTGGGAAGAATGTAAGGGAGAATTAGTAATTGCGGATATAAGAAATAAGGCGAAATTATATCAGATTTTCAAGAAATATAGACCCGAAATAATTTTTCATTGTGCTGCTTATAAGCACGTTATTTGGGGAGAAAAATGGAAAGATGAATTTTATAATGTCAATATAATTGGCACAAAAAATTTAATTGAAGTAAGTATTGATTATAAGGTGAAAAGATTTGTATTTATTTCAAGCGATAAAGCGGTTTATCCTAAAAGTTTTTACGGATGGACAAAAAAAGTAGGAGAAGATTTATGTTTAGAAGCATCTAAATTAAGCAAAACAGATTTTATAATAGTTAGATTTGGGAATGTTTTAGCAAGTAGAGGAAGCGTAGTTCCAATTTTTAAGAGACAAATTGAAAGAGATGAACCATTAACAGTAACTGATAAAAGAATGAAAAGATATTTTATTGGTATGAATGAGGCAATAGATTTTATATTAAAAGCCACTATTTTAGCGAAGAATGGACAGATTTGCGTACCAGAAATGAAGGAAATCAAAATTATAGATTTGGCAAAACTAATGATAAGTTTATCAGGAAAAATACTTCCAATTAAAATTACAAAACCTCATAAAATGGAAAAATTAAGAGAAAGTTTAATGACTAAAGAGGAAGAAAAAAGGTCGGTTAAAAAGCAAGGCATTTACTTTATATGCCCCAAAATATAAGTTACTGGATTTATAGGGATAAAAATGATAAGCATTTAGATTGGCGAATGGGAGAAAAAAATTGGATTGAAGGTTATTGGAAGTCAATTAAACATCCTCACAGGCAGGTAGTTTTACAAGTTTTAAGAGAACTTTTACCTTGGAGAAGTTTGATTGAAGTAGGTTGTAATTGTGGTCCGAATTTATATTTGATTCAAAAAGAATTTCCTGGTGCGAAATTAGCAGGAGTAGATGTTAATATTCCTGCTTTAGAATTTGCTATTAAGAAATTGAAGAAAGTAAAATTTTATATTAACAAGGCAGATAATTTACTTTTACCAGATGATAGTTTTGATATTTTATTAACTGATGCAGTTTTGATTTATGTAGAACCTGAGAAAATTAGAAAAACCATTTTAGAATTTAGGAGAATTACCAAAAAAGCAATGGTTTTGGTAGAATGGTATGATAAAGATGTATGGGGAAAAGTTAGATATCGTCATTGGGCAAGAAATTATCCTAAACTATTAAGAAGGTTTGGGATTAAAAAGGTAGATTCAATAAAAATTACAAAAGATATATGGCCGTCAGAAAATTGGGCAAACTTGGGTTATATTTTCATTGCTCGTCTTCAATAGTTAATTGGAAGGAAAAGATAAGAAATTATTTCCAATTACCAGAATGGAATTATGACCCACGAAAAAATGTGATATTTTTTGGAATGTATCATTGGATTGATTATTTGAAATTTTTATGGTGTAGAGGAAAAAAAATAATTTATTGGGGAGGAAGCGATATTCTGAATTTAGAGAAATTTCCTAATAGATGGATGACTTTAATTTTTAGGAATTATCTTAATATAGTAGAAACGCCTCAAGAAAAAGTAAAATTAACAATGTTAGGAATAGAAAATGCTGTAGTTATTTCACTTTTTTGGGGAGATGTAGAAAAATATAAAGGAGGAAGAAATCTTTTGTTAAAAGAAGTTCAATGTTGGACTTGTATTAGACCAGGTTCAGAAGAGAAGTATGGGATAAATCTTATTGAATTTTTAGCATATTGTTTTCCTGATTATAAGTTTCATATTTATGGATTGGGAGAAGATTATGCATTGAGATATGAGAAATATCCTAAAAATATAATTTTTCACGGAAATGTGCCAGAAGAAGTAATGGATAGGGAAATAGCAAATTATGATGTTGCTATAAGATTAGTAGATTTTGATGGTTTATCTGAGGTTAAAGCAAAAGGAATGTTGTTAGACCAGACAGTTCTTGAACTTCCTTATCTTTTAACAATGCATTTATTAAAAGTAGGAGAGGCAAAGAAAAAGGGAAAATTCTTTCTTCCTTATAAAGGAATAAAAAAGGCCTTTAAGAAAAATAAAGAAATATTTATAAAATGGATTGAAGAATGCTTAAATGAAAAAAGATAAAATTATCTCCATAATTTATACGCCATTTACAGGAGTTGGATTAAAAAGAGGATACAGAGGTGATGATTGGTTTAGGTATAGGATTGAGATTTTCAAGAAATATACTTTGAGAAGTTTATTGAATCAGGAGCATAGAAAGTTTGTTCATTGGCTATCTTTTAGACCAGAGGAAGCAAAAAATCCTTTAGTTTTTGATTTGATAAAGTATTTTGAAAAGTTGAAAGATTATCCAGTTATTCTTACCTTTAATGGCTTGATGTATTGGGATGATAAGTTTGGCGGTGGATTAAAGCAAACTTTAATGAATATGGCAAGAGTTGTTAGAGGTTGGTATAGGGAGAAGTCAGTTTGTTTTAATGATTTAAGAGAAGTTTTTTACCACAAGAATAAAACCCTAAAAGAAAGATTAGAAAAAACTTTTAATGAGTTTCTATCACATCCTAAACTAAAAGAAGTATTTGATAAAGTAGATTGGATTTACTTGACAAGAATTGATAGTGACGATATGCTACATAAGAGGGCAATAAAAACAATAATTTCAATTCCCCCTGAAAGAGGAAAAGCGTTAGTTTTTAGAAAGGGTTTTGTTTATAATCATTTGACTGGTGAAATGGCAGAATGGAATCCTAATACTAATCCTCCTTTTCATACTATTATTTTTCCTAAAGATGTATTTTTAGATGCGGAAAAATATCTGAACTATATGGGGGATTTTAAAACTCACGAGGATATTCCTAAAATTTTTGATTGTTATCAATTACCAGATTATTATTATTGTTTAGTTATTCACGGCAAACATATTTCAACTACTTGGAATCATCCTTTTAGAGGAAAAAAGGTTAGTAAAGATAATCTAAAGAACTTTCTATGAAGGAAGAAAAACAAAAACCCTTACCAAATTTACAAAAAATTCTTGGAAAAGAGAAGTATGATTTATATACTGAAGTTAAGACCAGAATTGAAAATCTAAAACAAGTTAGACAGAATGTTTATGGTGTAAATTTAGAAGAGATTTGGAGGGCTGCAGATAAAGATTATATTCCCCATACTTTAAAGACAAAAGGAAAGAAAGTTATTTATACTGATGAGGAAAAAGGTTGGCGAGGAGTTCCCACAGTTCTTGAAAAATCAGGAGATTGGCAATCTGATACTTCTTATCCTAATCCTTATATAAAAATACAAACTGCTTTGGCTATCTTAATAGATAGGAATCCTGAAGGAGTTTTTACTCCTGGCTCAAAGCAATATGAACAAAATACTTCTTTGATAAAAACTCTTTATCAAAGGAATTGGGAGATTGCTAAAAGCAAACAACAATTAAAACTTTTTGTTTTTAATTTAGCAAAGTATGGTTGGGCAATTGCCAGGACTTATCCCAAACTTGTTAAAAGAAAAGTAAAAAATTTAATAGAATACAATGAAGAAAATCCAGAAAAATCAATTTATGAAGAAAAAGAAGTAGTAGAATATAATGATGTTTTTAGGGAGAATTTAGATGTTTGGAATGCTTGGATTGATGATATGGCTTTACCTGATAGACCTGATACAATAAGAGATTGGGCTTGGAGAAAAGTTTATCCTTGGGATGTTTTTCTACAAGAATTCGGAAATTATCCTTTAACAAAATATGTTTCAAAGGGTGGAAATGTAGAAGAAAAAATTGGAGCAGGAGTAAGAAAAAAGTATGTAGAAAAAGATTTGGTAGAAGTATATTTTTATGAAAACAAGGTAAAAGATTTGTATATGGTAATTGCTAATGAGATACCTATTATTATTGAACCTCTACCTATAAGCGATAGTGAAGGAAGAAAGAAATTAAGTTGTTGGCAAACTTATTGGAATTTAAGACACGCTTGTTCTCCTTATGGAATTGGAATTTATGAAGCCATTAGAAATGACCAAAAGTTATTAGATAGGATTAGAAATATGACTATTGACCAATTAACTTTGATGATTTATAAGATGTTTTTCTATACAGGGACAACAGAATTAACAGAAGGAGGAGAAATAAGAATTGAGCCAGGAGTAGGAAAGCAAGTATTAGACCCTTCAAATATAAAATGGTTAGAAATTCCTGGTCCTGGTGCAGAGGCCTGGGCAGGAATAGAAATGTTTAAAAAGGATATTGAAGATATTTCAGGAATAACTCCTCCTTTAATAGGAGAGGTTACAGGAAAAACTGCATTTGAAGTTGCTCAAGCAAAAGAGGCAGCATTAAAAAGATTAAAAACTCCATTAGAAAATATTGCCGATGCTTTAGAAGAAGATGCTTATATAACTATTTCATTGATTCAAATGTTGTATTCTATTCCAGAGGTTTATAAGTTGGTAGATAAAGAAAAGATAAATGCTTACTTACAAGAAATTCAATCAGACCCAGAATTGTATGAGTATGATGAGGAAGGTAATTTCATAGCAAAAGTTTATAGAGAAATACCTATGAAATTAGAAGTAGATGAACAAGGTAACTTTGTAGAAAGTGAGGATACAAGATTCTTCAGAGTTAAACCTTCTGGATTGGCTTGGGAAGGAATTATCAAAGTAAAAGCACAATCAATTTTATCAGTTTCAAAAGAATTACAAAAAGCAATGGATTTAGAAATGGTTAATTTAATTTCTCCTTTAATGGATAGAATCAATCAAGAAATGGCAATGTATCAGCAACAAGGAATAGATGTATCATTAAATGATATTACTCACGGAAAAATAGTAAAGAATATTTTGAAAATTTATGATAAAGACCCAAAGGATTGGTTACCTGATAGATGGTTACTTAAAAAAGAAGTTCCAAGTGTAGCAGGAGAAAAGGAAGAAAAAATTAAAAAAGTAGTTCCCACTACAGAATTACAAGCCAAACCCAGAAATGTTATTCAAAAATTGGCAAGTAAAATAAAAGAAGCCATCCCCTTTAGATAATATGCTTTCTGATTTAGAAAAAAAACAATTAAAATATATAGTTCAATCTCCACAATGGGAAGCAGTTGAAAGATTTGCAGAAGAAATGATAAAAAGAATTCAAACTGGTTCTACTATTAAAGATACAGAATGGGAGACATTAAAGGCAACTATTGAAAAAGAAGCATTTATACAAGCAATTAAAATGTTTATCAATGAAATTAAGAAAAATGTGCAAGGGTAGAAAAATTGAACTAATAATTCAAATAATTAAGATAATTTTAATGATTATTGGTTTGATTTTGTTTGTTTATTATGTTAGAAGAATACCAAAAATTTAAAATGTTAGATTTATCAGGAAAGGGGAATCACTTTTTTATAGAAGTGAATTGGAATCCAGAAGATGAGAAAACAAATCAATGTAAGGTTTTGAAAGTAACTTTTCCAAATGGAGATACTGCATTTATTAAGAAAGAACTTCTTTTAAGTTTATTATGGGTTATTGGTAAAAGAAGTGAGCAAAGAAAAATGATACCTCAAAAAATAACAAAAGTAAGGCATTATATAACAACTTTATGGGTGCAAATAAAGCAAGATATGAAAAAAGGAGATATTTTAAAAATTCCAGTTAATATTTCCCTTCCTGCAGTTTCAGAAGAAGTAATTGCAGAATTAAAGAAAGATGCTAAAAAATTAAAGGTCGAGCGGGACCCTAATCAGTCCCAAATTATAGTTCCAGATTATATCAATGCCAAGAAAAAAACAAAATAACACAGAAAAGCGATTAAATTTATTAGAAAAGAAAATGGAAAAACTTCAAGAGATGATGATTGAAGGTAATAAGGTAATGGAAGAATTACTTAAAAGGATAAAAGAGAAGGAAGAAGTAAAGCCACAAGTAGAAGAACAACTACAAACTGGAACGGAACAGCCACAAACTGGAACGGAACAATACATTCCTATGGAGTATAGAGAGATTGTTAATGAAGTATTGAATAAGAAATTTGGGGTTAAGATAGATTATTTACCTGATAAACCTCAATTTATATTCTCTGTAATAGTCCCGAAAGAATATTCAAATATGAGTGAGGAAGAATGGGAAATAAAAAAGGCCGATGTAAGGTCAAAAGTTATTAGTATGGCAGAAGGAGCAAATGGAGTAAGGCAATGGTGTGAGCAAATTTATAATAATTTAAGTCCTGAAACAAGAGCAAGAATAAAACAAGATGCTATTAAAGACCTCTAATATACCCCACTTACTTGACAAGAAAATAAAGAGGGTTTACCTTAAAAGTAGAAGTATGGCAACTTATAAGTTTGGTAAAAAAGAGGAAGAAGCGGCAAGATATGGAAAGAAAAGAGCAGATTTACCTGATTCTTACTTTTTGATGCCAAAGGAAAGGAAATTTCCTTATAAAACTGCTGATGGAAAGATAAGTAAGAAACTTTTAATGGCAGCATATAAAAGAGCAAGGCAATGGGGATATACTCAAGTTGCTGCAAA